GTATTCGTCAAATATTTGTTCGTCAGTCATGATATTAAAATTGATTAACTCTCTGACAGAATCTATAAACTGCTCCTTAGGTGCAAACCATTTACCTATATTATTATGCATTGTATTGATCATCAGACATGGTGCTTTGATAAAAGATTGTAATTGTATAATTTGCTGAAGCCATAATTTAAAAGCATACAGCTCGTTGTACCAAACATTGTATAGGGTCTCGCCCCAATTATGATAAAATGAGCTATTACCGTATATGCTGTTTTGCAATGCCGGATTAAAGTTTATCTCGTAATTGTTGTCTGACTTATAAAAAGTAAATCTGGTATTAGTGGTCCATGCTATAACGTACAAATCAAAATTATGTTGATATTGCTTAATGGTGCGGTATATAGTTCTATAATTTGTACCTCCACTCACCCCATCGTTGACAGTTGTTGCACCTAATAGATTACCTAACAGCACTGGCCACGCAGATGTATCGGGTGACTGTAATTCGTCACCGTAAGTAAATGAACATCCGTTGGTATAAATCCTCATAGATTCCTGTAGATATCCAATAATAAATTTGGATTGTACTGGTTACTGTCAATACTGCTTAACTGACTATACACAATCTGATCGACTGACTCGAATTCAATATTACCAGCTATTTCGTAATCGGTTAGATCAGTTACCTTGGCTGGAATAAGAGTAATCTCTCTCAGCTTGTATGTTTCAATAAATGTTTCTTTAATAAAGGTTGCTTCTTCGTAGCTAATATCTACATCTAAGTTTACACGAACATGCATATTTGGTTTAAGCATAGTTTCTGTATGATTCAATACATCCTTTAAGCTGAACACACGATACATAGGTTGATCGGGCCAGCTATGGTATACAGGCGGCTTGTCCCATTCTAAAATAGTTAACCCTCTATCATCATCGCCGGCATCGGCATAGTTATGTGGGAACGCATTACCAATATAGGTAACGTTGCGCTGTGTTTGTCGTTTATGAAAATGTCCAGTGAACACATGTTCAAAGCCCACCATGTCGTTTCCGGTAATTTCACCGTGATCTGGCATGGCTACCATGGCATTCATTAAATATCCGGGCAATTCAAAATGCCCAAACATATATTTGCCTGTTAGTTTCTTGAGTTTCTTGTGGTCATCGCCCACAAGCCAAGGAGCAATAGTAACATCGCCCATAGTAGTCCAATCGTTACAAATGTGAATATTGGATAAGTGTTTGGCCCACTCCACAGATTGTACATCACGTTTATCGCGATAATACAAATCATGATTGCCGGGAATGAAGTAAGTATTGTCAAAGTTTTCATTTAGGTGCTCTAATGCACGTAGGCTGTAGCCCAAAGTAAGGATATTAAGGCTTGCTCTATTGTTATGCCAATCGCCCAAAAATAAACAGGTTTCGCATCCTTCTTCTTTGGCTTTGGCAGTGGCCCATTTTACAAATGCTAAACAGTCTTCATTGTGTAGCGTACTATTAGACTTCAACCCAAAGTGTATGTCAGTAAAGATTGCAGCTTTTTTAAATAGATTTGTCATAATAATCAGTATAGAGGAAAGATTGAGTAAACTCAAATCTTATTTTGCTCAATTAGAATTGGTGATTGACTATGTTAAATGGCCCAAGTTTAATACCGCCTGGGCCGCCACCTAAGGAAAAACAGTTCTTATTGGTAGGTACTCCTACTACACAGGCTTCGGGGAAATCTGAGTGTAAGTTACTACACCCAGATAATGGTAAGAGTAATAAAAGTACTAGGTACTTCAATCATCGTATCCGCCGTCGCTGCCACCCGATGTGGAACTAATCTTTTGTCCCTGGCGTGTGTAACTAGGCGTTAAATTATTCATTTCTAAAATATCATCGCGTAAGTTTTGGTTACGCTTTTCTATGTTAAGAACACGAGTAAAACTATTAGTGATAGCGGCAGTATAATAAGCAAAAGGGTTCTGGCTCTTAAACTCGTCGAACTGTAGTCCAATTTGCGATAGTTGTAGCAATGCTTGGCTACGCATCTCATCATTGTATGTATATCCTCTCCAGTTAGAGCGTGTAGCATAACGCTCGCACAGCTTAATAAACATATGAGCAAGTTTTGGTGTCATTTTACCGTGTTCGCGGCTAAACACCCCGGTGGCAAAATCGCCCTTCCAGTGACTACGTCCTACTAGTACAGGAGTACCATCTTCGGTAACTTGAAAATGTTCAAATGGCGGAAAATTTACTTTAACGTATTTGGTATTACCTGCAATATCTAACTCGTTATCATCGTATTCACTACGTGCTGGCCCTTCATCTTCTAATTCCATTGCTTTAACAGCAGCTTTACGGCTTTTAACATCATCTACGGGAATATGATCCCATGTCATTACCCGGAATACAACGTCGGTGTCGGCTATATCTTTTAATTTGATTTCAAATTCGTCCATTTTATGCTTGGTGCCGTCTGCACTAGCGGCTTCGTGAGCCAATTTTTGCAGTCGTACAGCACGGTCTTTACGTGCTTGCATAATGTTCTTCTTGTTAATCTTACTCACATCCGGTAAAATCATATCATAATCTACCACAGATGTATCTGTATAGTGGCAGTAAGTGTTTTTACTCTTGTGAATTTCTTTGAGAATATCTTTGTTATTTAGATAATTATTGCGAGCCATCCTTTGATTCCTTTAAAGTTAGCACATACTAACATATTTAATTACCAAAGGTCAACCTAATTTTGAAATGCGTCCTAAACATAATATGGGCATATTATACAGCCGATAAATACTTGTATGCCAGTGCTACCTAACCAACCTCTAAGTAATCCAATAAACCAGAATCAGGGCTTATTGACTCAGATTGGCCAAAGTGTCCTTAATTCAGTTGAAGGGCAAGTTGGTTACAATCCTACAGCCAGCAGACAAAACGTCAATGACATGTTTGCATACAGTACCTCCAATCCCGGCGGTTCTAGAACAGTGGGCCCGCAGGTAGTAGTTAACTACCCGCAGGCAAACTATGATTGGCGGGTGCGTATCACCCTTCCGCCAAACAGCAAGTATTTCTACAACGATCCGAGTAATAATTTACTGTCGCCGTTACGCACAGAAACTAATAATGGTGTAACCAGCGCAGTGGCACAGGGAATGAACAGCTTATTTGGCCCAGCAGGACAAACCCGTGTTGGTGTAATTTTTCCATATACCCCATCAATCTCAGTTACACACGTAGCAAACTATTCTGCACAAAAATTACTACACAATAACTATGCCCAGTACTTCTATGATAACTCAGAAGTGCAACCAATTACAATCACCGGCGACTTTACAGTACAGAACGTAAATGAAGGTCAGTACTTATTGGCAACAATTTACTTTTTTAGATCATTGACAAAAATGTTCTTTGGTGCAGATCCACTAGCAGGTAATCCGCCACCGATTGTATACTTAAACGGATATGGTCAATACTACTTGCCCAACGTGCCTTGCGTGGTAACAAGTTTTAATCATGCTATGCCAACTGACAGCGATTATATGGATATTCCAGAACCTGGCGTAACGTATAATCCTTTTGTAACCAATCCTGTATTGAATAGTACTAGATTACCAACAACCAGCACAATAACATTAACAGTTCAACCTGTGTACAGTCGCCTGGCACAGAGCCAGAGATTTAGTTTACAAGATTTTGCCAAAGGTGCATTGATTAATAGTGCAGGCTCGGGCAACCCAGGAAGTGCATTTGGTGCTACACAACAAGCCAGCAATGGCGGAGTAGCTGGGCCTGGAGGATTCTTATAATGGCAACATACGCAACAACTAGTCCTTATCGTAATACCCCTGTATGGGGACCGTTCCTTGACATTTGGAAAGGAATTGTATTCCCATCGGACGTAAGCGATGCGCTATATCAAATTGACCCACCGTACAATCTACGTCCGGATTTGTTAGCATACGATATGTACCAAGATAGTAATCTGTGGTGGGTATTTGCAGTACGCAACCCAAATACACTGGTAGATCCGTTATTTGATTTTGTGGCACCAACTATTATATATGTTCCATCAATGTCAGTGGTAAAAGCAACCTTAGGATTGTAACCAATGGCAGATCCAACCCCAATTTTTTCAGCTGACCAAGTTAATCAAGATTTAACTGGTGTTGTGGCCGCAGGTGTAACAGCGCCTATCGCTGGTGCAGCAAATTCAGCATTATCCAGCGGAGTTACTGCATTGGCTGGATCGGTGTCTGGACCAATTGGCGGCGCATTAGCAGGTGCGTTAAGCGGGGCATTGTCTGGTGGCCTAAGCGGCGGATTAAACGGTGCACTCAGTGGAGCATTGGCAGGACTTCTTGGTAGCGTTATCAAAGCTCCAGTGGCAGGATCTGCGATTCCAAATCCAATGCATCAATATGCTAGTTGGACCTATGCAACAAGTTTATGGTGGTTAGACATCAATGATTACAATGCATTAATTGATAGCGGCGATGCTGGTACAGGTACAACTACACCGTTATTAAATAGTTATGTAATTGCTGAAGACAGTGGACTATACCCAGACCGTAGATTGCCAACGCAACGGGGCCTAAACTATAATATTCAAACAATAGATTTTAATACTGTAGTAGGACTAAACTCTACTAGTAAAAGTAGCAACATGACAGACGGTACATTAACTATAGCAGAACCGTATGGCGTTACTTTATTAGACACGCTAGTAAAAGCAGACACAGTACTAAACCCTTCAGGCAAATCAAATTATCTTCAGCAACCTTATATGTTGCAAATAGATTTTGTTGGATACGACGATGCAGGGAATCAAGTACCTGCAAGCCAAACCAGCATATACAGAAAACGTTTTCCGATTAATATTCGAGAATTTAAAATACAAGTATCTAACCGCGGCGCCGAATACGCACTTGCATTTACTGCCGCAGGACACGAAGCACACGCAGACGAAGTTGCTAAGATTCCCAAAAATATAACAGTAACCGCAAAAACAGTAGGTGAATTTTTTGATGCAACATTACCTAATTCATTTACTAGTCAATTGAATAAATTTTTACAACAAGAAGTAACTGATAAAAAAGCTGAATCTGCTCACAGTTATAAATTTGACATAGACTCGTCTATTGCCTCTAGTAAAATTGTTTATGACAAACAAATGAGCCTGAGCCAGGCCAACCCAAACGCTAGTTCAATTGACTTGTCAACTGGAAACTTTAGTATTGCATCGGGTACGTCAATACAGGAAATTATTAATAAAGTATTAATACAATCAGACTACCTGATAGGACAGCTTGGATTAGATTTACAAAGCTCAACACCAGACCAAGTACAAACGTCAATGACGCAAGTACTAAACACTTATAAAACGGTAGTTCAGACTACCTATGCAGGAACAAGTGCTGCTGGGGTAACAACCAATGGAGTATTTGATTCTATCAGAAACATATATCCCAAGGTATACACCTACAACATACACCAATATAGTGTATACGACGCAAAGCATCCAGCAGCACCATTATTGACAGACAGTAGACCATATACGTCAAAAGCATACAGCTATATATACACTGGACACAACATTGATATCCTAGATCTCAATATTCACTTTGACGCAACATTCTTTACAGCGGTAAATGCGTATACTTCATCTGTTGCTGCAACGCAACCTACTGCCAGTATTGGGCTAGATACTGTATTAGCTAGTGGGCCCGCAATATCGTTAAGTTCTGCACTGATGGGAGCATTAAATTTGATTCCAAACTTTGGATCAATACAAAATCTCACACCATTGCGATACAAAAATATTGTAAACGATCAACGCGATAATACTGGTATGAACATTATTGCTAATCCGGCTGCACAAACAACAGCGAACTTGATGAGAAGTGTATATAGTGAATTACAGGGCGATATGCAGAATCTCGAGTTAACTATTGTTGGTGATCCTACGCTACTTAAACAGGACGATTGGCTATATAGTCCAAGCCCAACAACAAGTACTAACTGGTTGGCAGAAATATCTCAATCAGATTTTGCACAACAATATGGACATATTAAAATGGACAATGGTGACTTAATTGCATCCGTTACAATTAATACACCAGTGGATATAGATATAGATCAGACCAACAAAGGATTAATGACACCAACAATTGGTACAGTACCTAGTTTGTTCAGCGGGCAGTATATTATAAAAACAATTAAAAACACGTTCACTGGCGGCACATTTACACAAGTATTAAGTATGATACGATTATCAAACGATGCACTTGTTGCTGCCGGCGGAGCTCCAAATACTGGACGTGGCGCAGTTGGTACAAGTCAACTAGCACAAGGCCTAGTCAATAGTGCGGTGCAAACATTGGGCGGACTAGTAAATACTGGACTAGGCGCAGTTGCTACAGCAGCAAGCGATTTATATAATTCAGCAACAGGCAACAACGGACAAGCAACACTTAACTCATCTGGCGCAGTAGATTCAGCATACGACGCCACTAGATGGGGCGAAGGTTAAAGGAAAAATTCAATAAATGGCAACAGGTCAATTTAGACGCTCGGGCGCAGATCCAGCTAGTAAAGCGGATAGTAAAAACACAGAATCCACAGTAGACTCTGGCCCCTATGAAGCGGTTGTAGTTTCTCACGTGGTTGGTACACGTATGGGCCAGTTAATGGTGTACATTCCGGACTTTGGTGGAGAAAAAACAGACCCAAACAATCAAATTCCTGTAAGCTATTGTAGTCCATACTATGGAACAACCTATAACACAGACTCGCAAGATTCAAGTGACACAGCACCCGACGCACAATTTATCACAGGTCAGAGTTATGGCATGTGGATGGTACCTCCCGACATTGGTAATAAAGTTTTAGTGGTATTTGCTGCAGGGGATAGAAAGCGTGGCTATTGGATTGGATGTATCTATGATAGTATGAGCCACCATATGGTTCCCGGGTTAGCTCGTAATATCAGTTCAGACAAAAGTAAAACACTACCGCCAAATCCAGCAGACACACTAACTCCTGCACTTAACAGTAAGAGTGTTAGTCCGGTAGTAGAAGCATACACTGGTGATTCATCTAGTTTTACTCCAGATGGAATTACAAGCACACCGCGCTATGTACATGAGTACCAAAATATTATTTTAGTTGGACAGGGATTAGATCAAGACTTAGTACGCGGTGCAATTAGTTCTAGTAGTTTACGTGAATCGCCTAGTAATGTATACGGTATTAGTACTCCTGGGCGTTCAATGACCGGGAACAATCCGCAGGTTAGTGCTGCGCCTGGCGAAAATGCAAAACAAGCAGTTATAGCACGTCAGGGCGGCCATAGTTTTGTAATGGATGACGGTGATGTTTCTGGAGTAGACAGATTAATCAGATTACGATCAAGTGGCGGTCATCAGATTTTAATGAATGACACAGAAGGTATTTTTTACATAGCTAGTGCCAGTGGTAATCAATGGATAGAGTTTGGATCCAACGGACAAATCAACATATTTGCAGATACAGGTTTTAATGTCAGAACAAAAGGCGATTTAAATTTACATAGTGATGCAGCATTAAACATCAACAGCAATGATACTGTAAACATTAGTGGTGCAAAGGGTGTTAAAATCAGTAGTCCGCAAACTATTGATATTCAAGCATTGAGCTCGTTGACTGCAGGTACAAACGGACAAATAAAACTGTTTGGTGGCGGCGGCGCAAGTTTATTAAGCGGTGGCGGACTAAGTATGAGCTCCAATGGTCCTGCTACCATAGCCGGCCAATCAATTAACCTGGGCGGCGGGTCAGGCAATCCCCCATCTGCTACCATGCCAACTATGAATAGCTTACCAGATGTTTCGTTTAATGGCACAAACTGGACAGCGTCGGGATCAATCAGTAGTATTTGTACCATTGCTCCGGCACACGAACCTTGGAAAAGATAATGGATGCAGGAATAGCCGCTTCTCTTGGGCAACCAATTGTTAATGCACTACCAACCAGTTTACTTGGTATTGCGGCCGCCACTACCTCTGCAGCACCAAGTTGGGCTACCATTGGTATTCTAACACCTACACAGATACAAAATTTACAAGCACAAATTGGGTACAGTCAAAGTAACTGGAATTATAATTTAATTGGCGCAGGCAACGCACTTGGTCGTTATCAATTTACACCAGCTCTATTAGAATCATACGGACTGATTGCATTTGGATCCAATGCCGCATATGGCACTGATTGCGTAAACTATCGTCATTGCTGGCGCCCAACGTATGTAAACAAAGGATTAAATGTTTACGAAAACTATTTTTATAATATTACTAGTCTAAACGGATTCTTAACAACCACTGTGGCACAAGATCATTTAGCATACCAGTATCTAAATGATTTATATGTTTCTGCTACACACGTGGGAGCAATAACACATGATGATACTGCTGATGTAGTAGCTGGCATGCTTTACGTATGTTGGATACTTGGCACTGGATCACGAACAAGCGGAACAGGTGCATGGGCATGGCGCTACAATAATACTGGCGCCGGTACAAATGTCTTTAATGCAGGCCGTTATGCTGTGACAGTTTTAAGTAGGTAAATATTAATATGGCAATAGTATATCGCGGATTTAGCACCTTAGTTAACAAAAAACGTTATAGCCTAACGGACTATGCACTGGCCAAACAAGATTTAATGAATTACTTTAATATCCGTAAAGGATCTAAGCTAATGCAACCAAATTTTGGCACAATCATCTGGGATCAGCTGTTTGAGCCATTAAACGAAACAACTCAAGACATTATCACGTCGGATATCAAACGAATTGTTAGTTATGATCCTAGATTAACTGTTTCTAGTATAAATGTTACACAGCAAACCAATGGATTGCAAATTCAAATATCTCTATCGTATATCCCGTCAAATCAATCAGACACTATTCTGCTAAACTTTAATAAAAATGCATCAACTTTGACCACGAATTAACTGCCCATATTATTTTGCCGATAAATATACAATATAGGTAAACATTAATATGGCACAAACAACACGTCAAACAAATCTTTTAGTAAACCAGGACTGGACTAAGGTCTATCAGAGCTTTACTAATGCGGACTTCACTAGTTACGACTTTGAAACACTTCGTAACTCAATGATCAACTACCTGCAGACCTATTATCCAGAAACATTCAATGACTTCTTAGAATCAAGTGAGTACCTGGCACTGATTGATATGATTGCGTTCTTGGGTCAAAGTTTGAGTTTCCGCACAGATCTAAACGCACGTGAAAACTTTATTGATACAGCGCAACGTCGCGACAGTATTCTAAAATTAGCACGTATGTTGAGCTATAATCCGACCCGTACACAAAGCGCAAGCGGTCTAATTAAATTTAACAGTATCAGTACAACAGAGAACATCACTGACAGTAACGGCAATAGTCTAGCCAATACTACCATTTATTGGAACGATTTAACCAATACCAATTGGTTAGAGCAGTTCACTACAATTTTAAATGCTACCTTGGTTACTAACCAAGCAATCGGCAAACCTGGTAACACACAGGCTATCAATGGCGTACAAACTAGTGAATACACAATTAGTTTAAATCGCAATACATTACCCCTGGCACCATTTAGTGTTAATATTCAGAATACAAAAGTTAACTTTGAAGCTGTTAGTGCAAGTACACTAGGTCAAAGTTACATATATGAGCGCGACCCAACTAACTTGGGTCAATTTAACATTCTTTACCAAAACGACAACAATGGTAATAACAGTAATAACACTGGCTTCTTCTTGTACTTTAAACAGGGAAGTATGCAGGCCACCAACTTTAAAATACAAAATGCTATTCCAAACAACTTTGTTACAGTTGCAACAAACAACATTAATAATTCCGATGGCTGGTTGTATAGCTTAAACGTAAACAATGTTCCGCAAACACTATGGACTCAAGTGCCTGCGCTACCCGGTATCAATGTTGTTTTTAACCAATCAACAAACAAGAACTTGTACCAAGTTAATACATTAAACAATGACCAGGTCAGTTTAGTGTTCGGTGACGGCTCTTTTGCCAACATTCCGCAAGGCGCATTTAATTTTTACTTCCGCACAAGCAATGGTCTTTCATACACTATTACTCCAGATGATTTATCAAACGTTGTAGTTGCTATTCCCTATGTTGATGCTCATGGTAACGGACAGACTCTAACAGTTGTGGCTAGTTTACAATATACTGTAACCAATGCAACAGCTACTCAAAGTTTACAAAGTATTAAAACATACGCACCGCAAAATTATTATACACAGAATCGTATGATCACTGGTGAAGATTATAATATCTTTCCATTAACAAACTTTACTAGTATACAAAAAATTAAAGCAGTTAACCGCACAAGTAGTGGTGTAAGTCTATATCTTGATACGCTAGATACAACCGGCAGTTTTAGTAGCACAAATATTTTTGCCGACGATGGTATATTGTATGCCAATGCTATCACTGGGTCAGAAACATTTAGTTTCTTAACCACTAACGATATCTACTCTGCAATCTATAATGACGTTATTCCTGTATTAAGTTCTACCGGAATGACAAACTACTACTATGCAAATTATCCACGCTATGCGCCAACGCACAGTAATGTTACTTTTGTGCAAACAGGTAATACTACATCAAGTAGTTACGGTAATTTAACCTACAATGGTAACGTAATCAACGTGGGCAATGTTGCCAGTGGCAATTTAAAATATGTCACAACAGGATCAAGCGTAAAGTTCCTAACAAATGCCAATTCAAATGCAACATCATTCTATTCGTCAGTTACTAACGTAGTTGGCAATTCACAAACCTACTTTGGCATGGTTGTACCAACCGGATCTATTGTAAGTTCTATTATTCCTCCAATTAAAAATGATTTAACTGGATCGGTGATTACAACTATAGCCACACAAATTCAGTCAATGGTCAACTTTGGCTTATATTTTGATCAAGTAAATCAAGTGTGGGCCAATATTCCTCCAAGTCAAATTGGTTCAAGTACCAATTGGTTATTGAAGTTTACATACAATGCCGGCTTATACAATATTCAATACAAAACATTACAGTATAGTTTTGCTAGTGCATCTGAGACCAATTTCTACTTTGATCCAACTGTTAAAGTTTATGATTCAACAATTGGTGCTCCTGTTGCTGACTTAATTAAAATCTTAAAGATAAACTCACACCCTGGTAATAGTACCCCGCTTGGCACAGATATTATCTGGGATATATACGATGTCATTACAGCAAACGATGGCTATGTTAGTCGCAATGAAATTTTAGTATCGTTCCCGCAAACACAAATGACCGGCACACCAGACAATCCTGATTTATATACTACAGTTGCCAACACCGCAACATCACGTAGCAGTCTATATTTCCAGTATAAACACAATAGCCCAAATCGTAATCGTGTTGATCCTACACCGGTTAACTTGATTGACCTATATGTATTAACAGCAGACTACACAACAAGCTATATGAATTGGATACAGGATTTAACAGGTACTCTAGTAGAGCCTGTTGCACCAACTTCAAGTAGTTTAGAAATTGCCTATAGTAAATTAGACAATTTTAAAACAGTTAGTGATAGTTTAATTTACAATCCTGCTAAATTTAAACCACTCTTTGGATCTAAAGCTGATCCTAGTTTACGTGCTCGCTTCCAGGTTGTTATTAACCCTGCAGTTAGTATTACACCTAACGAAGTTAAGAGTCAGGTTATTGCTGCGATCAACGCATACTTTAACATTGCAAACTGGGACTTTGGTGACACATTCTATTTTAGTGAATTAGCGGCATACCTACATACAAGTTTAGTTCCTACTATTGCTAGTGTGTTAATTGTGCCAGCAGACGACAACTTGGTATTTGGTAACTACTTCCAGATTAACGCTGAACCTTGGGAAATTATTACAAGTGCAGCAACGGTCAATGACGTAGATATTATTAGCGCAGTAACAGCAGCACAACTTAATCTTGGCAACACTATCGTAGGCACATATTAATGGCAATAAGATCAACACTTAATTTTTTACCAGATACCTTTAAATCGGTAACCAACCAACGCTTCCTTGGCGCAACTATAGATCAGTTATTAACTGATGCAGTTAACATTCCGGTTAGTGGATATATTGGTCGAACATTTGCTCCAACATATAAACTAGGCGACAATTATGTTCCTGAGTTTAGTACTCAGCGTGCCAACTATCAACTTGAGCCAAGTGTTGTGGTTAAAGATAAAAACAACAATGTGGTATTAAACAGTGGATATATTGACCTACTACAAAGTATTGCAAACAATGGCGGACTAGTAGATAATCATCAACGTTTATTTACATCTGACTATTATAATTTTGATGGACATTTTGATTACGATAAGTTTGTAAACTATAACAATTACTACTGGATACCAAATGGCCCGGACTCAGTTGAAGTAACATCCGGCGCAACTCCACTACTGGCAGACTACACAGTTACAAGAAATACAGCAGTGGGTGGTTTTACATTTAGTACCTATGGCGGACATCCTAATACGCAATTGACATTGGCTCGTGGGGGTACATATAAATTTATAGTTGACCAACCTGGCTTTAACTTCTGGATTCAAAGTGAAGAAGGCGTTAATGGCGTAGATCCCAACGTGGCAACTATTAATACCAGAGAAGTATATGGTGTTAGTAACAACGGCACAGACTCTGGCGTAATACAATTTAATGTTCCGCAATCAAATGCACAAGACTTTTTTGTTAGTATGCCCACTAATGCTACAGTTAGTGCCGCAGTAACATTTAATTATACTGACATACAAAACGTATTATTAAGTACCTTCCTGAAGAACTTTCCCGAAGGCCTAGATGGCATTACTAATCAATTACAAAATAAAACATTTATTTTTATTAACAATGCACAAGACGATAGTTTCTGGACAGTGGCCGGCGGCCTAATGCCAGGCGTTGTTCCTACAGCTAACCGCCCGGGCGTATGGCAAATTAATTTGGTACCCACAGGATCAGATTATACAATACAAATTCGTCCAACCGTTGGTGTAGCTTCATTACAAAAGATCTTTATTGGATCCGGTAAAACGTATGCATCAACTCAATTCTGGTTGAATCAAAATAACATATATCAACGTGTGCCATTGATCACAGCTCCTGCTGCTTACTTGTTTTATCAAGATAGTAGTAATCCAGAATTTGTAGGACAAATCAAATTAGTAGATAACGTATCAACACCAATTGATATTAATAACGACATTCTTGGTAAAACCAATTACACAAGTCCAAACGGCGTGATATTCACCAATGGACTTAAAGTTCAGTTTGATAGCTTAGTTGTCCCTGGCACCTATGCAGGCAATCAATATTATGTTGATGGTGTTGGCACTGGTATTGCACTTGCCCCAGTTGATCAATTGATTGTACCTGAATCGTTTGCATCAGAAATCGCAACAACCGCAGATTATATAACTATTAATCGCTCTAGCCAGGATCGTAATGCCTGGAGCCGTAGTAACCGTTGGTTCCATAAAGATGTATTGAATGCCACAGCCGCATACAATAACACTTCAGTCAACTACGGGCCTAATATGTCCGGCCGTCGTGCTATCATTGAATTTGAACCCAACCTACAGTTATTCAACTTTGGATCACAAGCTAAGAATAGTGTTGATTTAATTACATTTGATAGTACAGATGCCTTCGTTCACATTGAGGGACAGCAGTCGTATACGCTTGATGGAATATTGTTGACTCAAGGTATGCGTGTTATTTTTGCAAATGACTACGATACCACAGTTGCAAATGAAATTTGGCAAGTTGACATTGAATATATTAATAGTCAATATTTCTTAAGATTAATTGAAACATCGGATGATCCAGTTATTGCTGGACAATCTGTTTTAATTTCTCAGGGTGCCAACGTTGGTAAAACATTCTGGTTTGATGGAACCAGCTGGCATAGCAGTCAAGAAAAAACAGCGTTTAACCAAGCACCACTGTTTGATCTAGTAGACAATAACGGATACAGTTTCAGCGACACTACAGTATATCCTAGCAGCACATTTAGTGGAACAACATTCTTTAGTTATCCAACTGTGGCAACAGGCACCAATGATTCTGTATTGGGCTTTCCTTTACAGTATCAAAACTTTAATAACATTGGCGATATTGTATTTGAAAACTCATACGACACTGATACCTTTACTTACGAGTCTGGTGTAAACACCACATCAAAGATTGCATGTAACACAGGATACCTGGTTAAAAATAATGCCAATGGTGAAACAATCAAGTTGAATAATTGGTTGGTGGGTATTGAGCCAACTGAACAATATCAACTTATAACTAAGTTTTTTGATGGTCGCTCTTTATCTATTGTACAAGATACTAGTGCAACATATCCAATTGGATCAATTACTCCAGCTGGTGCTTATGCAGCTATTCAACTTGATGCATTGCCTGTAGATTCTGCAACTATTCCGCATCTTAAGGTTTATGTAAATAATCAAATACTAGAACCTGGCAACGATTACAATTTAATACCTTATGGTGTTTACAATGTTATAGCATTGATGTCTACACCGGCAGTTGGTGATAAAATTGACATTGCAGTATTCAGTGATAGCGTTAGTGCAATTGGGTTTTATCAGATTCCGCAGAACCTCGATCTTAATCCATTAAATCAAGTATTCCCGGCAGTTGGTTCAGCGAACTCTGGGATTACACTTGGTCAAATTCGCACACACTATAATAAGTTACTTGAAAATACAACATTTAGTTCTAGTGCCACTATTCCTTCTCAAGACAGATATTTAAAAGCACAGGGCGGCACGCTACTACAACATAGTAGTCCGGCAATCTATGCAATGACTTTCATGACTGATCCAGTGGTTAATATCGTTAATGGCCTAACACTGGCAAGAAATGAATATCAGCGTTTTAAGAATAAGTTTTTACACCTGTGTCAAACGCTAAAAGGATTAGATTATAACGATCCAATCTCTGGTGTTGACACAATCATGTCAAGTATTAACTCTGTTAAGAACAGTAGTTTTCCTTGGTATTATAGCGATATGGTACCACAAGGTAGTAACTATTCTACAATTAACTATACTGTATTAAATGCTCGTCAGACAAACTACGAAATTAACAGCATCTTTGACACCACTGCGTTGAGCAATCGCGCAGTTTTGGTATATCATAATGGCGTTCAATTAATTGGTGATGGCAATGATTATTCTTTTAATCCTGTTAGCCCAGAAGTTATAATTAATATACCGCTAACATTTGGTGACAAATTAATGATCCGCGATTACTCGGACACTGATGGAAATTATGTTCCCGAGACTCCAATCAAGTTGGGATTAGCACAAGACTACCCCCCGGCAATATTTACAGATACTACTTACCTAACCCCAGTCACGGCTATTCAAGGACACGATGGTAGTATTACTCCGGCGTTTGGAGACTTCAGAGACGAATTCTTATTTGAACTTGAAAAACGTATCTACAACAATAACAAATCTACAGTTGAACGTGGTATTCTAAATCACTACGATGTGATCCCTGGGCGTTTCCGTAAAACCGATTATAGTTTGCCCGAGTGGACACAATTAATCACGCAGAATTTCTTGGAATGGGTTGGTAGTAACAACATTGATTATACATCAAACGAATCTTACAATGAAAACAATCCGTGGACTTGGAACTACGACCAATGGACAGACAGCGTAGATGGTAGTTACTTACAGGGGTCTTGGAGAGCCATTTACAACTACTGGTTCGACACAGATACCCCACACACTAGTCCATGGAACATGTTGGGATTGACAAAAATACCATCATGGTGGGCAACTCGATATGGTCCTGCACCCTACACAAGTGGTAATACAACATTGTGGGCTGACTTAGAAGCTGGATATGTATGGAACGGCAGTAACGCTCTAGCATACCACGACGTAAGATTTGCTCGTCCGGGACTAACCAAGTTTATACCTGTTGATTCTGCCGGTAACCTATTAGATCCAACTGCAATTGGGATTGTTGGTAAACAAAATCCAACATCTGCTAGTAATAGTTTTCAAGTTGGGGAATATGGTCCTGTAGAAACAGCATGGCGCCGTAGTAGTGATTATCCTTTTGCTATTCAGCAGGCACTGGCATTGGCTCGTCCGGCGCAGTATTTTTCTACAATGTTAGACTTGAGTCGCTTTTATAAAAATCCAGTTACCGGACAATTCAGTAATCTAGCTAATCAAAAGATTGCCCCAACATTATTGACCGTAAATGGCGATACTATGACCAGTCCTGGCACAGTACTAAGAACATGTGGTTACTTAAACTGGATTGCTGACTATGTTAAGAATCTTGGCATGGATCCTGTTGCTAAAATTGAAAGTTACTTTAATAACTTTAGTGTACAACTAGCATATAAAGTTGCTGGATTTACAGATCAGAATCTGATTAGCATTACAGCCGAGCAAACAAGTCCCGGCAGTACCAATTCTAGTATTATTATTCCTACGGAAAATTATGTTGTTTATCTTGGCAAGCCGGTTCCTGTTAAAACTATTTCGTATAGCGGTGTAGTAGTAACAAAAACCAACAACGGTTATTCTGTGTCTGGATACGATACGTCACACCCATTCTTTAATATTTTACCAAGTGTTGCAAATAATAATTCGCAAACAATTACTGTAAATAATTTAACAGCTAAGATATATCAGACAGGTAGTAAAACTCCGTTAACTATTCCATACGGGACTACATTTACTTCGCCACAACAGGTAGCAGACTTTTTAATTAGTTATCAACGGTATTTGTCCAGTCAAGGTTTCTTGTTCACAACATTTGACATAGAGTTGCAAACCACACGAGATTGGATATTGAGTATACGTGAGTTCCTAACCTGGGCACAACAGGGTTGGGCCACTGGCACAATATTGGTATTAAATCCTGTAGTAGATGTGCTAGAAGTTAATACAATTGGGACTGTCATTGATGAAATTACTAATATTCCCAACGGTAGCCGTTTATTAAATACAAACTTTGCACCAATTAAGAGTACTAATTTTAATATTCTTAGAAGCGATAGCCCTACGGCACCATTGTACAATCAGTTCCAGGTTAGTACACTAGACACTACCGGTATTGCATTTGCAGAGTTGGACTTAATTCAATACGAAACTACATTAATATTTGACAATATTGATGACTTTGGCGATATTATTTATATTCCCGAGCAAGGCACACGTCAATTCCGATTAAAACTAAACGGAGTAAAAAC